CAGAAGGTGTCATGATGAAGACCATCATGAACTATCGTTACGCATGTTAAGTGCATAACACGGCAAGGGCCTCTGAGCAATTACGCCCTTGTTCTCTTAAAGGTCTGAGGAAACTCAGACCTTTTCCCATATATAAATAAAACATGTCCAAAACTTTTTACTGTAGTGCACCGTGGCAAGGTCTTTATATCAATCCCGATGGTGATTTTAGAGTATGCTGTGCCGGTAAAAGTTTAGGTAATTTAAATCAATCATCATTAAACGATGTTTTAAATGGTGGTGAACTAACAAAGATTCAAAATGAAATAATAACACAGGGATATTCTGATTATTGCAATGTCTGCATGGAAAGTGAAGACTTATCCGGAGTATCAATGCGTGACCAGTTTAATAGAGATATTACTACATTCAATACTGATAAATTCAGTCCTAATACAATTGATATACGTTGGCATAACACTTGTCAATTAATGTGTGTTTATTGTAATAGTGAATGGTCTAGTGCATTTGCTTCATATGAAGGTAAAATACATAAAGTGTCCGAAACTAAATGGCAAACAGAGGTTTTAGAATATCTTAAAAATAATAAAGACAGCATCAAAGATATTAATTTGTTAGGCGGTGAACCTTTCTTAATGAAAGAAAATACTGACCTATTAGAATTAATGAAAGACAATAAAGAAGTAGGTGTGCATTTAGTAACTAACTTTGCATTAACTGACATAGAAACATTTCCATTATATCAACAAATATTAAATCGTGATCCATTATGGACTTCATGGGTAATCAGTTTAGAATCAACTGGTAATAGATTTGAATATATTAGACGAAATGCTAAATGGGATATATTAGAACAAAATTATAAAAAGTTAATAACTAAAGGCATAAAGCCCTCATGTAATCTTACATATTGTATATTAAGTGCATTTACATTACTGGAAACATTTGATTGGTTTTATGAAATAGATCCTTCTCCTAATAATAATCATCATAGAATAGTTCCTATATATGGACCAGATCATTTTAATATAGTATATTTTCCTAAAGAAGTAAAGTTATTAGCAATTGAAGAATTATCAAAAGTAGAAACAAAATATAATCATTATTTAAATGAACAACAATTGAGCTTAATACAAACAACCAAACAATCATTATTAGATAATTTGGATGTATATAATATTGATAAAGTTAAATTATTCAAACAATTTATCGAAGAAAATGACAGGTTAATGGGGCCACTGTCATTCAAACAAGAATGGCCCCAACTACAAAACATCCTCTACGACTATTGACAATAATTCGTTTTGGGTGTATAATACACTTATAAAGGAGTTAAAAAATGGCTCAAAAAAGACAGGGTCAACTGACACCCGCACCCCAGTGGTGGAAACATTTAAAAGATTGGAAGCGTGTATTCTGGAAGACAGAACGACAGGCTCAAAAGAGAGATACGAAAGACAGAGAAAAGGATTGAGTATGTGGATTGAGAACGTTGCGGCGGCAGATATACCTACTAGGTTTCATCATGATGCCGGTGAGAATAGTATGCTGATTAGCATCGTTGATCCTGCAAGTTGGAGACCAACACCCGCTCACAAGTTCAAAGAGATTCACAATTTTGAATTCTTGGACGTTGAAAAGGATGACGAGGTTCTTGATGAAGCTATGAAGTGCAGTCAGGAACAAGCAAACGAATTGGTTCGACTGTTGCAACATGCAAAGGATAACAGAATGAACGTGGTTGTTCATTGCTTTGCAGGTATCTGCCGTAGTGGTGCAGTATGCGAAGTTGGTGTGATGATGGGTTTTGAAGACACGGGAAGATTCCGTAGCCCTAACTTACTTGTCAAGCATCGCATGATGAAGGCACTGGGTTGGACTTATGATGAAAACGAAAAGCCAAACACTGATGATTGGCGAACTTTTAGGAATTTAGATGTATAATGTATTGACAAAAGAAGGTTTCCCTCTTGCTGTGTGTTCGTCATTGGACAAGGCAATGGAATCAGCAAAAGCGTTTGGACAGTTTGTAATCATCCGTGGTCCAGACGGTATGGAATTCGTAGGCATGTTTGGTGTTGACAGTGTGAAGAACGGTGTGTGCCCTGATGGTGTTGCTTACGACTGGAACAAGGCAAGCCGAATTGGCAGAGTAAAGAAGGAGCGTGTATAATGCCCACGACATTTTTAGTTAGTGATACACACTTTGGTCACGCCGGAGTGTGTAAGTTCACAGAGAGTGATGGTGTGACGAAGATTAGACCGTGGACTGATCCTGATGAAATGGATGAGGCAATGGTCAAGATGTGGAACGAGACTGTACGCCCTAACGATAAAGTCTATCACTTAGGTGATGTGGTTATCAATCGCAAAGCGTTAAAGACGTTAGCAAGATTAAACGGCGACAAGGTGTTAATCAAGGGCAACCATGATATCTTTCGTATGGAAGAATACACACCCTACTTCCGTGAAATCAGAGCGTATCACGTTTTAAACGGATTAATTTTAAGTCACATCCCGGTACACCCTGAATCGTTAGGTCGTTTTGGTACTAACGTTCATGGTCACTTACATACAAACCGAGTGAAGAAAATCGTTGGTGTTGATGTAAGAACAGGTGAGTTCAAGTACAGCACAGAAAACGATGTTCGTTATCATTGTGTATGTGTTGAACAAACTGACTTCAAGCCTATCTCTTTAGAGGACGTTGTAAAGCGTATTGAAAGTGAAGGTGGCGAAGTAGGGATGAAAGTTAAGGCTAACGGCCCTGCAATGTAAAATAGACCCTTCGGGGTCTATTTTTTTGGCTATCGTTCCATGAATAAATATATTCATGTATATACTATTAGGAACACTAGCCTCTTGTGCTGATATCATAAACGCAGTAATTGACAACACCGGTGTCAATATACAATCGGAAAATTTTTATCTTTGGTTTACTGAAGATAGAAAAATCCTACAACAAAATATAGAACCCGGTACTGACATCAAATCGTTAATTGATAACTCTGAGTATAAGTCGTTAGAGACTTACTATCAAAAAATCAAAATTGAACCTTCTGATAAAAAATATTTTTATATTACTGTAGATAATACTAGCGAGAAGGCTTTGAATTGGACATACAACCGAACAAAGAGTTTGTTTCCGGAACATGGCTTATCTTCTCCGGCTAAGTTAAGAAACAATAATCTTATCAATATGTATTATGCTGACAAGATTATTAAACTAGAAGATATCTTAGATGGAAAGTTAATCGACATTCTCAAAGAATTTATTGATACTCCTCTAGATGAAAGATTGTATAATACATACCTTTCATTGTTATTAGAAGACTATCCGTTTGATTAATTCTTGATGTATATTATAAGAACAATTCCAGGTGCATGTGGTGATATAGTAAGTTCAGTTATTGATAGTAATGGAGCTTTCTTGACACCCAAAGGCTCAATAACTTTTGTATCTCAACGAAAATTATTGAAGAAACCCTATCTAGATTTCCATACACTTCCTACATTATTAGAAACTGCGGCACAGACATATAAATCGATTAGCTGCCAACACTATTTGGAAAATATAATAACTGGTAAGTATCAAACAATAACAGTAAATATAAATTCTGATAAGTTATTTGACTGGTGTATAAATCGGCTTAGCATAATTTACCCCGAGACAGTCTTTAGCAAAGAAAAGTTTAAAACGGAAATGGAACTTCATAATAAGTCTACAAATTTTACAATAGAGTTGTCTGATATAATCAGCGGAAAACTCATTGATAAACTTGATGAATATGAAATTCCAGTTATGGATAGTGATTTGTATTTTAAATGGTTAGAACGCAATACAAATAATTTTCCTTATAGTTTGGTATAAACAAAATATAATCTATCGTTGTTATCTTTCTTAAAGGCATCTAACTTTAAATTATATTTTTCAGCAAACTCATTAACAACTTCAAAACTCCAAGGGAAGATATCAACATAAGGTCCAGTCTTATGTGGAATGCCTGGGTTAGCACGTAAATAGAATTTACCATTCTTCTTCAATAGATTGACACAATGCTCAAACCGTGCTTCAATCTCATCTTTACTGTTAAAGTTGATTGAGCCTAGTGCTAGTATTACATCATGTGATTCTGGCTTAACTTTATACTCAAGTATATCTACTTCATAGTCAGCTTGATTATTGTATGGGTCAATGCCGATGATGTTCTGAATGCGACCCTTAAATGGATGATAACCACAGCCAACGTCAAGTACTTTCTCTGGGTTTAATTTGTTAACTTCATCAGCTAGTTCCCAACCAGTATGCTCATAGTCACCTGTTCGTGGTTTCCAAATCTCACTAAAGAAGCGTAGAATATAACGTTCTGATAAATCATCAGTTATGGAAAGAAGCGTACCTACATAATCGCAGGGTAAGCTTAATTCAGCTTCTACTGCATCTTTAAACTTGCGATAACGTGCAGGTGTCCACGGCAAGTCTTGTACAACAGTATTTTCGTCAATAGAAATTTTACTGTACTTGGGTAAATTAAATGCAAGCTGTAAATTTTCTTGTAAAAGTTTAAAAATTTTAGTGTTCATGTGATTTTTTCTGAAAAATGATAAATAATTTGTGTGGATAACAATATTTGTTAAATATACTTATCTCAACACAATTATAGCTATAAAATTATAAGGAGATATTATGCTATCAGCAAAACAATTCGTCCAGAAAATCACTGAAGAAAACCAAGCTCTATTCAAGGCTAGTCAATTGAATGTCAAAGACTACTTTGATAGTAAGCCAAGCCAACAAGAATTGGTTGACCACTTCATTGGTCGTATGGTTAACGAACGCATGAACATGGTTGAAATCAGCCAAACTATTGCTAATTTACCAGCAGACACAGACCCAGTTGAATTACAACTATTGACACAGCAAGCACATGACGAAGCAGTTCACTTCCGTCTAGTTAAAGAAGTTATTGAACACATCCAAGGTTCACCATTAGATGTAAACAAAGCTATCAGTGACGAAGCACAAAAGAACACAGCTAAAGGTGCCGCACTATTAGCTAAGTACGAAGCTGAAAGTGATGCAGCCGCATTAGCCGCTTATCAGTTGGTTGCTGAAGGTCGTGCAGAAGCAGTTTGGAACACAATGGCTGATTGCATCGAAGACCAATTCATCAGTGGTGCATATCGTAAGATTGCTAAAGATGAAGGTTTCCACAGTAACATTGGTGCTCGTAAACTAGAGCAACTAGTTGGCGACGCACAAACTCAAGCACGTATTGAAGCACTTGTTGCTAACATGCGTAAAGATTTGTATGACATTTCTTGCCGTAACACAACTGCTAATGCAGAAGGCAAGAAGCTAGTAGCAGAAGCATACGGTTGGTAATTTGAAAATAGGACTCACACAAAGAATCCTATACCACAAAGGTAGGGCATATGACTCAATTGAGCACGGGTGGTACTCGTACTTAGATGAGCATATGCTCTCTTTTATTAGGAATGATATACTACAAGACTTTGATAAACTTGCAGATAGTTTAGATTGTCTAATAATCACCGGCGGTGATGATTCTACATTGCGTAGAGTAGTAGAAACAAAAATAGCAACACGAATGTTACAGCGTAACAAACCTATCATTGGCATTTGTCACGGAGCATTCTTGCTTACAGATTTAATGGGTGGCATAGTTACTGATGTGATTACACATATGGAAACTAGCCATTCAATATGGTATTTTGGTGAAGAGAAAACTGTGAATAGTTATCATAACTTGTGCATTAGTACTCCACCTGAATCGGCAACTGTGTTAGCAGTTGATAGTGAAGGCAACTGTGAATCTTGGATTGATGGAAAGATTAGTGCAGTTGTTTGGCATCCAGAACGAATGGAAATACCATGGTTACCGGATGAAATACAGACTTTATTACAGAGGAATAAATGAAAAAACTTTTAGGATTATTAATATTATCAATGAGTGCATTAGCACATGCATGGACGCCAACTAAAACAATTACAGTTGTTGTACCTAATGCACCGGGTGCTGGTAATGAAATTGCATTTCGCTTGTTAGCTAAACAAGTTGAACCAAAAGCAGGCGTTAGTTTTGTATATGATTATAAGCCGGGTGCATTTGATACTATTGCAATGAATCACTTTGACAACTTGCCAAATGATGGACATCATGTTGCTATCCCTAGCTGTCAAAGTACATATGTGTCTGCTGAAATATGGTATGCAAATACAGCAAAATTTAATGCTATGCACTTTGTGCCCGTCACTAACATGGGTAAGAGTCCATTAGCGTTCTATGCTAGATTAAAAACAGATGTTGACACCCCTGAGAAATTAATGGAAGAAATAAAGCAAGGTAAGCGTCCTATTAACTTTGCAGTCGGTGGTGCCGCACATAGATTAGCAGTAGAGTATTTTGTAAATGGTATCAACCCTAGTAAAGATACAGTTGAGACTATCATGTACAAAGGTCCCGCACAAGCAATGAACGATGTAGTATCAGGTGTAGCAGAGTTTGGTGTGTTCCCAATCGCAGTCGGTGCCCCTTTAGTACAAGCAGGCAAACTTAAAGTAATTGGTATTGCTGGTGAAAAGGTATTACCAGGTTTAGAGAAATACAAATTAATGAACACATATGTTCCTGGACTAAATGTTTATGCGTGTTGGAATCTAGTCTTGCCAAAGAACACACCACAAGATGTACAAGATTGGTATCATAAAAACTTTATACCCGCATTGAATTCTAAAGAGACAAAAGAATCATATGATAAACAGTTTATATTCACTGATCCAAACGCACAATCACCAGAAGGTGTCCGTGCTGATATGCATAGATTACGTCAACAATGGCAACCTTTTGTAAGAAAGATTAAACCCGAATGAAATATATATTTGTTGCAGGAGCTCCTGGTAGTAAATGGAGTAGTGTAGTAAAGAACATTTATTACAGTCCTAGCGTAGACCAAAGTGATTATAGTGATGATAGAACATATTATCATGACGCTAGTGGTAAAATGGAACTAATGCACTTGGGTGCTTACTATGATCCGGGCATGGAATTTGGAAAGTACTTACATAGAATGCCTATGTATACTAAAGAACAATTAGAGAAAGATTTCGATGAAGCATTTACAGCAACTCAAGGAATACGTATCATTAAGAGTCACGTATTTTCAAACCACATTGATTTTATTAGAGCAACATGGCCAGAATGTCCCATTATACTGGTTCACCGCCCAGATGACGCTTGTTTAGGATGGTGGGTCAAGTGCGGTCACTTTGGTATTACATACCCAGACTATAGTGAATACTATCAGAACTTGAAAGTCATGGCTGAAAAGATTAAAGAACAAAATCAGGGCATTATCAAAGCTACGTACAAGTATCCTGGTAGATTGCCATTAACTAATCACATGCTATGTAAGATGCTAAATATAGAACTACCACCGAGTGATTATTATCAAGACTACGGTGCGTCAGACGTAAGGGTAACAGTAATATGATTTCAAGTTGGGAAAAGAGCAAACAAAAAAGCAAGTATCATTTTGATAACTTTAAAAATGATCCACAGGTTGACAAAGTAATCAAGCTAGGTAAAATAGTTGCTGATTATAGTGAAGATGTTAAACATGCAGTAGAGACATCACAACCAGCAACATGGCGTACACGTGGTGCTGTTGGTAAATCTAGACCTGAAGAAGAACTAGCAAGTGAAGATTATGATTTAGAACAGTTTGGCTACGGTAAAGACTATCAAATCACACACTTGAACTGGGAGATAACTCCTAATCTAAAAAAGATTAGTGACTTGTTCGGACTAGACGATTGTATGGAACGTATTCATGTACAGATGCCCGGTGAAGTATGGAACTTACATTTAGACAAACTAGAGAAATGGGCACCAAGTGAGCCATGGCGTGTGATGCGTATACAAGTAGCATTGACAGATTGGGAACAGGGACATTTCTGGAGCTATGGTAATTACAATCATCAGCAATGGCGTGCAGGAGATGTAACAAGTTTTGATTGGCAAAATCTACCACATTGTACAGCTAATGCAGGACACAACCCAAGAGTTACATTTCAGTTAACTGGTATCATTACTGAAAAAACAAATGAATTTTTAAAACGATTAGCTAGATTTGACAAGCATGAATTGAATGAGAGTACCTCATTCTGGTAAGAACACACCTTAGGACCGGTACTCGTTACCGTGGTGTAGCCGGCTGCTGGCTTGATGTACTAATTCGCTACTAGGAAATCTAAAGTGAGCAATTTCTCAAAATAAATAGTTTAATGAAAAAACTATTAGCAATATTCTTGTTGTTATTTGGCGTAGCAAATGCCCAAACACACACATTTAAAATCATTCTGTCTAGTGGACCTGGTAGTGGTTCTGATGTCACATTAGAAACCTACTCGTCATGTATATCTAAACAAAACATTACAATTGTAAAAGATTTCAAACCCGGTGCTGAAGGCTTAGTAGCAATCAAATCACTACAACAATCACAAGATAGTGACAACACAACTAATATACTTTTGGGTAACTTTGGATTGAATGTATTAAGTAAGTTCCCTAATGTTGACTTACTAAATGATATCAACCCTATCACATACATCAATTCTACACCACTAGTAATCGTATCCAAATACAATAGATACAAGTCATTGGACGACTTAACCAATATAACAACACCGATCAACATTGGATCACCTAGTAGTTCTGGCACGTTTATTGTAGAGAACTTGTTTAAAGAATTAAAGATACCTTACCAAATCATACCCTATAAGAATAGCGTGACGGGTTTAACTGACGTAGTTAATGGTAGCTTAGATTTGTTCATTGATACCTATATAGGTGCTAGACCATTACTTGAAGCAGAAAAAATAAGTATGGTCACTAGCACATTTGACAAACGTACTGCTAAAAAGTATAATCACGAAGCAATTGAAAAATACAGCCCTAGTCTAGGTAAAATGCCGTTAGGTCTTATTTTAAGCGTGAAACCATCTACCGATCAAAATATCAGAACTATGATAATCAAAGCATTCAACACGTGCGGTAAAGATAATGATGTTTTGGCACAATTAGAAAAAATAAATTCAAGACCTATTAATCTTTCTACAGATGAAATTACACGAATTGTAAAAACAGTAACAGGAAAATAATGCACTACTTACCACATTGGACCGTTAACGGAGACAGAACATCAAGTCAATTTGATGCTTGGCGTGCCGCAGCCAAGCTAGGAGTAAAGCCACACTTTTATTTCTATGAAACAGAATATGACGCATTGGATTGGACAAAAGAACCAGAAGAATCTTGGGATGAAATTTGCCATGAACGATGTGTAACACTACGACAGAAATATAAGAAACTAAGTTTGTTTTATAGTGCTGGTCGTGATAGTCATCACATACTAAAATGTTTCTATCACTTCAATATACCTTTAGATGAAATCGTATTGTTGAATTTGAAAACAAATCCTATTAGACAAGATGAATTAATCAGATATATATACCCACATGTACATAACTTCCTACGTAGATATCCAAACACTAAAGTTACTACAGTAGATGTAGGCCCAGAAGAATTTGATGATTACTTTGTTGATGATTGGCTAGAGAAACCTGCAAGTGCATTGGTGCATGGTTACTTCCAACCTACTAACTTTAGCTTCTATGTTAAACAGATTATGCACGTTGATGAACCTAGTCATGGTATCATCTTGGGTGTTGACAAGCCTAGAATTATCATGGAGAATGGAAAGTACTATAGTTCTATCATTGACAAAACAATGGAAACATTCATTACTGACATTCCCAACATAGAGTTGTTCTACTATGCACCGGATATGCCTAAGATTCATTTGAAACAAAGTTGGATGACGTTGAATCATATTGAAAAAACATACGGTGGTGGAGACTATTCTAAAATTCAACTTGATCCGCTTATCAACAGTAAGTACTCTATGCCTAGTGAGGATAAATTTGCTATTGATACATTAGATAATGCTAAAAAACCTACATTAGTTAATATCACTAGTGACTTTTTAAAAGAATATTGCGGTAATAGTCATAGCAAATACTATGATGATTTCTGTATTGCGTGTGGTAGAGGTGCCGCATGGAATGTCAATTTAGGAATACAAAACGGTAAGAGCAAATACAAAAATGAAGGTCGTGAGCAGTTGTTTCAAAACTTGCTTAAAACTGCAATGGATCAAAATTGGGAATCAGCACGTAACTTTTCAGATGCAATGAACTATTTGAAAACATCGTTTAGCAGTATCTTTAACAATAATGATCCATACTATGGTACCTTAGGCTGCTATGCTAAGAAGTACTATATGAAAGATGTTACTTGATACCTATCAGCATGTGACGATTGAACGATAAATGACCATAATCAAATGTCTTAGATTCACACACTAAGTAACGAGACATTTTATATGTGGTCATCAAATCTTCAATCGTGTAGCTTTGTTTGACATCCCAACTTTCATGTCCTACTGGTAAGTTAGTACATTGTAAACATACTAATTTACCTTCAGGTATAATGTTATACCAATCAGTACCATCCATTTGATCCACACTGCAATTGATAAACACTGATTCTTTGTCTGCATTGGTAAAGTCTAGTGTGTTGATATCTTTTGTTTTGTTATAGACTTTTGGGTATTCATACATCCAATAGTCGGTGATCTTGTCAGCATGTTCTGTATGCATAGGGTCTAAGTCGTATGAATTAATTACTCCATAGAATTTGGGTCTACGCACCAACATCATAAACCCTAACAAGTTATCCCATCCTGCAAGTATGTTGACTATGGGGTTTTTAATTACTTGGTCATCTAGAACCCGTTCTAAATTCTCACAAAGCCAAAGCTTGCTAGATACTAGACTATGAGAAAATGATTCGTGCGTATTCATGTTTGTTCTTACCCGGTACAAATTGACTCTTGGTTATAGATTTGTTAAACTGTTATAATATTTAGTAGGTAAACTAAATACTCGTATATTTTACATTATGTATAAATACACAAAAGAGAACACCATATCATGCTACACTTCATAACAGACCTAACACACAAACTATTAACTTTCATCAAAGACGATCCTGTGCGTCCAGAAATCCCTACTGACTTTAGAGTTAGTAACGGACGAATGGTTGCCGCATTAGCTGAGGATGAAAACGACCCAGATGCAATGGTATGCGTAAGCTTCCATGACTTTGTACCTGCTGATACTAATGACTTGAAAGAAACTAGTCAAGTTCCTACTACTGCGGTGTTCTATACCATCTGGAGTTACAAAGCAGGTAAGGGCCGTGACTTGTTAATTCAAGCTGTTAAAGGGATACAAGAACAATACCCAAGTGTAACTAGGTTTGTAACCCTGAGCCCAAAGACAGAAGTAGCAAGACGTTTCCACTTGAAGAATGGTGCAATTGTTTTTAGAGAAAATATAGAAACAGTTAATTACGAATATTCAACTGATAAATAAAAGTATGAAAACAACAAAATCCTCAATGCAAGAACTAGTAGTTACTAAAGACGAAGTTGAACTAATTGAGGACAGCGTTGTTCTCGCTAGCGACTTCTTAGAAGAAATCATTCTTCCTCTATTAGAAAAGTTTGAATTTGATAATGAAGATCCTGACTATGTGCCCGGCATGGCGACACATGGACTATTTGTTGAATTGATTGCACGTATGGCAGAAGCAGGTTATACTGAAAAAGACCTACGTAAAGAAATCAAAGTTTACATGAATTCCTCAATGGGCCAGACTTTACATTAAATCCATTCTGTGCTATACTGTAGTTACAGTAGATAGCAACCCCCGAGAAAGGAAGACACAATGGCAAAAGTCACTTTAAACAAGGCACTGTTTAAGGTAGTGTTCACCGAGTATGATCGGTTCAGTGGTCAAAAGCATTGGGATACCGAGTATTACGACAACGAGGAAGAAGCCCGCAATCGTGCTATTTCTTATAACAAAGAACACAACAACCTAGACTATGCTCCCGAGTGGTATGTGAGAGCAGACTACGAAGGTAGAGTCTAAAGTACTACAAACCCAAACTTGACAATAAATCAGTTTGGGTTTATAATTGAGGCATGAAAACAGTTACAGAACACCTCAGAGACAGACACCTCAATCTTGAGTTGCATCGTCCTATGGTAGATGAAGTTGAGCGTGTCGCAACATTCTTCCTGTATAATCTAAGTGGTCAAGTTGTTGGTTATCAACAATACAGACCCGAGGGCGAAAAGAAGCCACAAAACAACCCCAAGCAAGGTAAGTATTTCACATACCGAAAACAACCTACACTGGCAGTTTGGGGAGTAGAAAGTTTACATTTATCGCCTAATGTCGTTTTCCTGACAGAAGGTGTTTTTGATGCATGTAGGCTTACAGAAAAGGGTTATAGTGCATTAGCGGTATTGTCTAACAACACAGGATGGGACCTAAGAAACTGGCTTACAATGCTTAATAGAAAAGTAGTAGCCGTATGTGATAATGATGATGCAGGTAGGAAGCTAGCAAAATTCGGTGATGTTAGTGTCTTTTGTGAAGACCACGATCTCGGAGATTCTAGTGACGAATTTGTGAGTACTTTAGTGCTACGATTTATGTAACTAAAGTACTACTTTTTGAGTCCTAGGGGCGTCAAAATCGATAGAATTATCCGGAGTCTACATAGACGCACAACTAGCGAAATTATCCTAAGTTAGTACTAACTAACTTAAAAAATAGCCAAAATTTGACAATAAATGGGCTTTAGTGTACAATTCATCTATGAACTCGAAAATCGTCCGTAAGCGTAGAACTGATAGAAATCAAGTTATTTACTATATCCAAGATACAGTAACACTTGAGTACTACATCGGTTTGACAGCCCTTTCGTTTAAAGGTAATGTCTTTCGTACATTACGCCGTCGTATGCAAAAACATATGCAACGTGCCTTAGCAGAAAACAAAGATTGGGGTTTGTCACGTGCCTTGCGTGAACGTGGTGCCGAGCGTTTTGTATTCGGTACCTTAGAAGTTGTTCGAGGCAAGCGTCCTGCTCATGCACGTGAGACAGAATTAATCAACACATTGCAACCTGCACTTAACACATTTGGAGTCAAATAATGAAGGCGGTGTTTTTTGAATCAGATTGGCCTGAAAGTTTAGGTGACGAAATTTTAGTTACCTATCTTAGACCAGATGAATTTGAATCCGACGCTATTCTTAGAGCGATGGAATTATATGATCCAAAATATAACTTTTATGTGAAGGAAGTAAAATGAATATTTCTACCGTAGCAGAGAACCTGCGTAACACAATCAGTGGCAAGGAAAAGTATCTTGCTACACTGGGCAATACCCGAGATATAAATGAAGGTGCGGCAATGGCAATAGAAGCCACCCGTGCTATGTTGGAAATCAATGTGGGCGAACTGAAACGCATCCTTAATGATGTTGAAAAGTGTGTTGCCAAGGATGTAGAACAAAGTTGGCGTGACAACCCAGACCGTATGGGCGGACAGTTTACGCAAGATGAAATTGATAATGCCAATCGTTGGTAAGGAGAAAGTATGATGCAAGCTATTACAAATTTGGTTATCGTTATGTTGCCCGTCATTGTGATGGGTCTGTCAATAATTTTGAAAGATGGTTTTTAAAATGGATAAGTTGAGTGAAGATGGGAAGGTAGCAGTACTATACTCTCCCGGCTTTGGTGCAGGCTGGTACACCTGGAATCAAGAATCTCCTGAGATTCTTTTTGACCCAGCAATCGTAAGGTTTGTTGAGCAAGAAAAGTTTGATGAATTGGAAACATATGTAACATTGAAGTATCCCGATATCTACAAAGGTGGTATGAAAGACCTACAAGTAGCATGGATACCAGAAGGCACAATGTTTAAAGTAAATGAGTACGATGGAAGTGAATCCATTGAAATAAACGATTCTGGTTATTGGATGGTAGCATGATTTATCTTAATTTATTTGTAGCCCTATTTTTAGGTTATCGATTAATCAATGTAGAATATTATAGTAACCTTAGTAGAAACATTGATGGTATCTTTTTTGCATGGAATCTTGCCGAAGTATTGGTATACATCGATAAAATTGTGCAATCCTTTGCATAGAATAAATATGGCTGTATGAAGAAAACATTTTGGCAACCACTATTATTGACTATATCTAAAGCATGTGCTATAATCATTGCATTACTTGTAGTATTTTGGTGGCTCACAGTACCAACAGAGTACTTAGATGAAGAAGAGGTAGATCCTTTTTCTGTTACTATAACTTACCATTGTAAGGAAGTATTAATAGATCCTGAGGACATGCCCGAACATGTTGTAAGTGAATGTAAGAAACTAGCCAAAGAGTTACAAAATGCAATTAAATCAAACAAATCAATCGTTTAATCATAAGATCACCGGTGGTAGTGAGTATGGTTGGAATTGCTTCCCCGATGCACGATTCTTAGATTACGAAAGTGATTATGCACATGTAAGCATTCTATATAGTACAGTTACACAAGAAATCTACCAAGCAGACGCATCAGTCAAACGTGAAATGTGGGCTGAAGATTCAGCACCATATCGTTGGACTAATCCTTCGTTCAATGAAGCATATCTAGCTGAAGCAAAAGAACGCAAAGTCGATCCTAATCAAGCGTGGGATGATACCAAGTGGATCACATTAGATGTTGAAGAAGACTGGTTAGAAAAAGCAACTAGTATGTTCAACGGTGAAGAATGGGATACTCGTATTCAAGTACCATTAAATTTAGAAGATGACCTCATCCTACAACTTGCTATGGAAGCACATAAGCGAGATATTACGCTAAATAAGATGGTAGAGATTGTCTTACAAGAGGCAATTGATCGTCATCGTAATGACGACCTCACACGTTAATACTATATAGGAGATTAACATGAAAAAACTTATCTTAGCATTATCATTGTTCGCAACAGTTCCAGCATTCGCACAACATTATCATGGTCATCACGGACATGGTTACTATCGTGGTCCTGGATTTGGATGGTGGGTAGCACCAGTAGTCACTGGTGTAATTGGTTATGAAATTACACGACAGCAACAACCAGTTATTATCCAACAACAACCCGTGATTGTACAAAACCCTTCCCCTGTTTATCAACCAAAAGAAAACTGCGGGCCATGGAAAGAAATTCAATCACAAGACGGTACTATTTACCGTGAACGTACTTGCACTCAATGACAGAACTATTCAATAACACACTCACATGGATCAAAGAGGATTGGAAATCTAATCCTCTTCGTTGTTTCTTAGAAATCTTTGCTTGGTTTTTAAGTATCAGTTGTAGTTTTACAATGATGCTTACAGTACCAAATCCCCCTTTAATAATTCTTTACCCCTTCTTTATTGTACAGTGTATAATCTTTGCATGGGCGGCTTGGACACGCAAAAGCTTTGGTATGCTTGCCAACTATATGTTGTTGACAAGCTTTGACACAGTAGCACTTTTTAGAATGATGACATAATGGCAACAGCAATACAAATGACACACCGCAGAACCGGTATACAAAAGCCCGGTTATATTGGATTCAGCTATAGTTACTTTTTTCTAGGTATTTTTAGCTTAGGTTGGTTAGTCCCCTTATATCGAGGTGATCTAATAGCATCATTGATTTGTTTAATCTTTCATCTTGTAACATTGCCTTTGTGGATGTTGACTTCATTGTTGTTTGGCTTGTTTTTTAACAAGTATTACACACTGAGATTGATTGAACAGGGTTATGATTTTACTGACCCCGATGAAGACCTTGTTAACCGTGCTAAAACTGTATTAGGAGTATCAAAATGATTAATTGGGCAGACCCAAACAACTTAGTTGAGATTGACGACCGTGTTGAGCCTATGCTACATAAATGGCTTAAAGATATGCTATCTGTGACAGAAGCAACAGTTACCTTCACTAAAACTGATGGCACTGAACGTGTTATGCGATGTACACTAGAAGCAACCAAGTTGCCTCCTGTCGTGGTTAAAGAAGATGCCAAGCCTCGCAAAGTATCAGACAGCACGAAGGCATTGCGTGTGTTTGATGTTGAGAAACAAGAATGGCGTAGCTTTACAATCAAAAATATCAAACGTATTGAACTATCATTAACATGAACGATTTTGAACTAGGTAATCAATGCTATATCAGCAAAGATTATGAAGCGGCAAAAGATTGTTACGAACGCTTCTTACAAATAGAACCAGAAAATTATATTGCTTGGCACAACTTAGGTGTCGCACTTTGTCAACTTGGATTAGACGAAAGAGCACTACAAGCATTTGATTTACCTTGTAGACATGATTATGTTGAAAGCTATCTAAGCTGTGGCACTGCACTACGCAATCTAGGTAGATATCGTGAAGCACTAATTGCATTCAGTCATACATTTGCACTTGATCCTAAGCACCCTACAGCATATAGCAACTATGGAAACACACTGCGTGAATTCTTAGAGCCTGAACTTGCAATACCCTTCATGCAAATTGCACGTAGGCTAAAACCCAATGATCCTAACTTTGAAATGAATGAATGTGTATGTCATTTAATGAAGGGTGATTTACTTACTGGTTGGGATTTATATGATGCACGATGGTTTTTTCAAAGTGAAGTTAGTATGAAGCCTATCTTGCCTGGACCTGAGTATGATGGTTCGCAAGACATTAAAGGTAAGCGTGTGCTTGTTTATTATGAACAAGGCTTTGGTGACAACATTCAATTTGTTAGATATGTTAAGTCATTGCAATCACTTGGATCGACTGTTGTACTGGTGACAAAGAAGCCTACGTATGATTTGTTCAAGTATAATTTTCCTGATGTAGAAGTTATTGACAGTGATTCAGCATTACCTAGCTATCACTATCATGTTGCATTAATGGATCTACCTAGATGTTTTAAAACAACGATTGATACTATACCTTATCCTACAGCATACTTAGATGTAGATGAAGGATTGAAACAATCATGGAAAACAAAACTAGGACCTAAGACTAAAAAACGTATTGGATTATTATGGAGTCCAAACAAAGTAGCATACATCACAAAGTTTAGACGCATCGAACTTGAAAAGTTGTTGACTATTACAAGTGATGAATATGAGTTTGTTAGTCTATCATACGAAGTAGATGACAATACACTGGCATTGCTTAATCAACACAACGTAAGAGATTTTCACGAAGACCTAAATGGCTTCTACAATACTGCAGGATTGATTAGTCAACTTGACTTAGTGATTACCATTGACACAGTTATTCCGCACTTGAGCGGTGCACTCGGTATACCCACTTGGGTCATGCTAACAGATTATGGCTGTGATTGGCGTTGGTTCTTAAATCGTACTGATAGCCCATTCTATAGTTGTATGAAGTTGTTCCGACAAAACGGTGATGGTAAATGGGATAGTGTACTAGAAGCAATTAAATCCGAACTTGACAATAAATAAGTTTTCTGATATAATACTTGTATTATGAAACGTGAAATCCTATCCTTCAAACTTGAGCCGATCAAGCATCGTGCCCATCGTGTGTTGTTCGATGAAAACACACCGTTTAAACCTAAGGTTGTGAAATCTAAAAAAGGTGAGTACAACCGTCGAGCAAAACATAGGAACAAAGATGAGTACTAAAACTGTACATGAGGATCACCGAGACTTGTTAGGTCGTGAAGTGGCAGAAGGTGATGCCGTTGCGTACACACATCACAATAGCCTTTATGTAGGTAAGGTTATTAAAATCACACCCAAACAGGTTCGAGTGATTGACATGCTATCAAAATACCGCAATGATACTGGTTACCTAAAGTACACCAATCAATGTGTATTGATCGGTGGTCCTGATTTGACAATGCACCTTTTAAAAAATATGTAAGTCATTGATATAAATATGTCAATGATTAAGAAAAAATACGGCTGGCACAGGATTAACGATTTAGGTAAAAAACCAACTGTTAAAGATAATAGTTATGATGATGGTCGTGAACAAAGAATCATTCAAGCTTTGGCACCTTATGCTAGAAACAAACCACAAAGTAATTTAACACCTGTTGACATTGAAAACGTCACTAGGAATACTAGTATTGCGTTTGTATTGTTACCTGAGTGGGCTACAAAATTTCCACCCTATAATGTAGCACGATTAGCCGCTGTAGCTAAAGGTGCAGGTTATAAAACCTATGCGTATGATTTGAATGCTAAGGCTTTTAGAGACCATAAGAACTGGGAAGGCTTAGACTTTGACCCGTGGTCAGGTACACGTGATTGGAAGTGGAATGCTCCCCACTATATGACTGACTTGCATCAGTTTCTAGAGCCTTTCTTACTCAAATATGTAGATAAGATTATAGAAGATAAAGTCACCTGTGTTGGATTTACATTATACTATTGTAATGCTGAACCAACCAAGTGGATGGTTAGAGAATTAAAACGCAGAAACCCTGACATTAAAATCATTGTAGGTGGACCTGAATGTCACAATGGTTATTGGCAACCGGAGCCAGAATATGATTATACTGTGACAGGCGAAGGCGAAAAGCTTTTACTTGAAGTATTAGAGCATATTGAATCAGGTGTGCCACTAGAAAAGCCTATGCACCTCAAGCAAGAGGAAGGTGAAAGACTAGACTTAGATAGTGTACCTGCTCCTGATTATAGCTTCTTTGACCAAAGCGATTATACAATACCTAATGGTGTTAACTTTGAATTGTCACGTGGATGTACAGCCAAGTGTGTGTTTTGTACAGAGACACACTTCTGGAAGTATCGAGGTAGAGTATCAAAAGGGGTCGTTGATGAAATCATTGACTTGTACTATACTCGCGGAGTTGACGTTATTTGGTTCTTAGATAGCTTAGTCAATGGTAACTTAAAAGAATTACGAGCATTTGCTAAAGGTATTATTGCATCCGGCATAAAGATTAGTTGGACGGGATATGCAAGGTGCGATGAACGAATGGATCTAGAGTACTTGCAAGACTTAGCGGATTCTGGATGTATTGCACTTAGTTTTGGTATTGAATCCGGTGCAACTAATGTATTGAAAGACATGGATAAAGGTACTACTGTCGCAGAGATTGAACAAAATCTACGTGATTGCAAAACAGTTGGCATAGAAGGATTCAGCACATGGGTGACAGGGTTCCCTACTGAAATGCCACAAGACTTCTATGAAACAATGACAATGATGTGGCGTAATAGAAACTCCAGTCTCACATACATCCCTAGTGGTGGCAGTGGTTTCAACATCAGTCCTGAATCTATTGCAGGTCAAAATCCAAAACGCTTTCATGTCGCACCTATGCAATATGAGGACAACTGGATACGTGACGACCTAACTAACAGTAAGTATCATAGGTTGATTAGAATTAAATCTGTTGCTGTGTTCTTACATAACATGGTCAATGAACGTAATGTTATATTCGGTGATCGATTTGGAATTGGAGAACACTATCAACTTGACTTAAAGACAACCGATCAACATGAAATTGAATACGAACAATTTGATTTTGACATCATCAAGCCCAACATAAATCCAATGGCTGATTCATTGGTCAATGAGATATGGCCTGTGTTGAGATTGTTCTGGCGTTCTAGAGGTGCATATAAAATCTCTATTCAGTTTAATCCAGAGTTAGACTCAAAAGAGTTTGGTCACAAATTATCAGGTCAATTTCATTGTGCTGTCAATTTTGAAATTGACAATGAAGGCAATTGGAAGGCAGATTTCTTTTTTAACTTCCAACAGCGTGAGAAGCCTTGGCAGTTTCTTGATTACTTGCAAGGTAAATCAGTGGGTATCGACCGAGCAAGAAAACTGAGTGGTCTTAACATGGAAGAGGTAGATAGCTTTGACGAACGATACCGAAAAGCTTATGAAACCTATAATCATTTAGACTTCAGTTTTGAGTACCAATACAACGACACAGGCAAGTGGTAAAAACGGTTGACAATAATTCATTTTGGTGATACAATACGTGTATTGAAACTAAAGGAGTTATATGACCACAGAATTCAACAAAGACCTTCTTTGTAAGGATTGTAAGAATGTCAGGGCTGACTGGCTCAGCCGCCTCACTAACACCAGTATCGGATTCACCTGCACACTACCCGAAGCTTGGAACAAGCCCGAATATGATCCTGTCGTGGGTAAGACCAGAGAAGGATTCTTTCACAGTGCCCGTGTAATGCGTGGCAAATACCAAGAAGCATGCGGCCCTGATGCCAAAAATTGGGTCCCAAATAGTACAAAAAAGGTGTTTTTGTACTTGAAAAAAGGTTGACAATAAATCAATTTGGGTATATAATAGAATCTTAGACAGTTAAATAAAGGACTTAAAATGACATTGCAGGAAATCAATCGTGCTATCATCGCAGGCACTTTCTCTAATGAAGACCTCAATAGTATCGGGGAAGCTATCAAGTTTGCTCGTACCCAATTGGGACAGAAAAACAAATTTACGTTGCGTACAGGCTCGCAAGTGAAATTCACATCTAGCAAGACCGGTGTGACTATCTTGGGTACTGTTGAGAAGGTCAACCGTAAATTTATCATCGTCCGTGAAAACGGTAAGGCGTTTGGAAATTGGCGAGTCCCCGCTAGTATGTTAGAAGCCGTTTAAGGAATAATCATGAGTAAAATTATATTGGTAGTGTTGTTGGTCATTGCACTTGTTGCATTAGGTCCACTATTAACTATTTGGTCGCTGAATACATTGTTCCCAGCACTAGCTATTCCATATAATGTGGAAACTTGGCTTGCTGTGATTGTACTCGGTGGTGTGTTTAAAAGTAATGTGAGTACTTCAAAATGAGTAAGGTATCTGACCTATATATTGAAATTGAGGAAATGCTCGAAAAGGGCACACATCCTGCAACAATCTCCGCGGTTCTTGATGTTCCGGTCGTTTTTGTGTACGATGTAGTAGAAAGTATTCAATCCCAGAGTGAGGAATTGAGTCCTTTTGAGACAATTAATTCATAAAAAGGTTGACAATAAATCAATTTGGGTATATAATATAATCTTAGACAGTTGAATAAAGGACTACGAAATGGCTTACATGAATCAAGAACGCAAGGCTCGTATCGCTAACAAACTGAAACCCATCCTTGCAAAGTATGGTGTTAAGGGTTCGCTTAGTGTGCGTAATCATTCTAGCATTGTCTTGACCCTCAAGTCCGGTAAAATTGATTTTATTGAAAACTTCATCAACACCGATGCAAATGTAATGCACGGTCGCAAAATGTCTCAGGATCAAATTGATTATATCCGCAAGAATCAAAGTTTGGATGTTAACCCCTACTGGTTTCAGGAACACTTCACAGGCGATGCTAAGGCATTTTTGTCTGACGCATTGCAGGCACTGAAATCGGCTGATTGGTATGATGAATCCGATGCAATGACAGACTACTTCAACACTGCCTACTATGTTGACATCAACATTGGTAAATGGAACAAGCCTTATGAAGTGTCCGGTTCTTGGGAAAAGGTGACTGTATGAATCAGTTTTGGGTTCTTGTAAAATATAAAGATGAACCGGGTGCAGGATTCGGTCGTGTGGTGATTAATGCTGACAATCCTTTCCAAGCAATCCAGCTTGCTAAGGCTCAGTATGGACGTTTGCTGATCTCCGAATCGGCAAACTATATGTAATAATGGGTAACACAATGGTTGACAATAATGCCAATCTGTGTTATCATTATGTCAGTGCTGTGAATTTAGCGGCACATTTTTTAAACTTAGCTTTTATTTAAAGGAAATTCAAATGGCTAATTCTAATCAAACTTTCAAAGTCGCTGGTATTACTGTTCACAATGGTAACGCTAAGGTTCGTTTCACAGATGATATGGTCCGTCGTATCAAACAATTCACTAAAGGTGGTGCATCACGTGTTGACTTTATTGAATTGCCGTCAGAGATGACAAAAATCGAGGCATTGAAGTATATGCAAGCACATGCTGACTTCCAATCTGCCGCAGATCAGGCAACTATCGCTGACACTCTTGAAGATAAAACTAAAGAGGCAAGTAAAGGCGAAGTTAAAGTTAAGGCTAAAAAAGCAAAGCCAAGCATTGATGCTATCAAAGCACGTGCTAAAAAAGAAGTTACAGCCGAGCAAGTACTCGCCGCTGTAGCAGAATAATTAACGGGGCTTCGGCCCCATAAACAAAATGAAACTATCAAATAAACTCGCAAAGTGCGGTGACAGTTTAACTGTCAATATGTACGATAATGGTTTTATGGTTGAAGTGTCCGGTCGTGACGATGATGACGATTGGAAGACAGCCAAGATTATGTGTCAATCACTTGAAGAAGTGACTGCTGTAATCAAAGAAGCCGTTAACATGCCAAGGGAATAAAATGAACCTTCAAACATTTCGCCGATCATTCAATGCACGCCGTGAATTTAATCCTGCTAGTCGTGAGGATTTGCTTGAGCTAAAGTATTTTAAAGATAATGGCAAATGGAAAGACGGTTGTCCTTTCTATGTAGAAGATCCATTCATTGAAGTGCCTGCAATGTGTTATTTCAAATATACTGAACACATGCTATCACATTTGAAAGTGACTACACGAAAAGTAAAAAGCCCCAAGTGAGGGGCTTTTTTTATGGGTTATTAACTGATTTAATGATCCAAAAGTCACTACTCATTTGAGGATTTTGTATCACTTGAAATGGCATGTAGAAGTAACCTCTATCACCCCAACCTGTTCCCCAGCTATTTCGTACAATGTAAACTTGTCTAACCTTATCATAGCCTACAAGTAATACAGCATGACCACCTAGTAGTCGTTCTCTGTTAGTGTTAGGATAAGGCATCATACCAGTACGTGCAACTGTCTGACTTTCAAAACTACTGTAAACACTAAATCCAATAACAACTGGATAGCCGCTTGCTAGTGCATCTAAACAACCTTGATGATTTGCAACTGCTTGATACAATGTTACTTTTCTTCTAGCACCGTCATTTATTGCTTGTGTTGATGGTTTGTTTCTAAACTTACTAATGTTATATGGCCACAAACTTTCTAGAGGGGCACCATAATTATATACTGCTCTCATTCCGTCACGTATATAAGCACCGTTGTCATAGTTGATAGTACCTTCTAATAATCGTTCATAGTAATAAATGTATAAACGGCTTACGTCAAGATTTTTACCTGCTCGTTTATCTAATAATTCAATTGCACCTGCAATCGCATTACCAGTACAACTACCCAAGCTACCTTGATTTTCAATTGGTGAACAGTATGGACGCAAATCAACAGTGTTAGGTTGTGACACACTAGATAGTGTGTATGGCTTATCTCTTGTGTCAACTGGTTGTTTAGTCCAGTGATACTTTGGAATTTTAAAAGCCGGATAAACCTTTGTAATCTTTTGTTCAATTGGTCTACGATGTAAACCCGGATCTTGTTCAATGTCTATTATTGTTCTTGGATCTATTTTCATACTTGTCCTTATTATTATTTTAAATCAAATAGTATTATCTCTGATTCATTTGGATTAGTGATTGTTATATTACTTTCATCTACAAATGCAAGACCGTCACCTTCTATTAATTCTAGACCATTCACTGATACCGTGCCAGTCACAACATACAAATAGTATTTTCTCAAAGTGTCCAGGATGTATGTAAAATCTTCTGTAAAGATGCCTGCTAATAATTTTGCATCTGCATTTATGGGTAACTTCTCTGTGATGTTGCAGAAGTTGTTTAATTTATCTTCTCTAGTAAACTGATACCAATCGTGTCTAGGTTCAACATCAAGTACATTAGGTCTGATCCAAAGTTGCAAATAACGATTTGGTACATCAGTACTATTACCTTCAGTATGTTCTATACCTTTACCAGCACTCATACGTTGTACAGCACCAGCCGGCACTTCAACATCGTGACCTAAACTGTCTACGTGATGACTAGAACCTTCGACTACATAGCCAAAGATTTCCATGTTCTTGTGTTCATGCCATGGCACTTGCCAAGTATGTTGAACACGGTCATCATTGATAGTTTCTAAATCGCTATAGTGAACATAGCGAAGATCAAGGTACGGAGGAAAACTAAATGTTCTTCTTGTGTCAATGAAACTTCTTACAATATGACCTCTAGTATTATATGGCCGATGTACAATCATTTAGTAGGAGGTATCTTTGCTCTCATCTTTTCCCAGAAGTCTGGGTCGCTTGGCTTTGGTTGTTGTGTACTCATAATGTTCCCTTATACGCTAAATGTGAATGGATAGTTGTATGTTGCGGCACCTGTTTGTCCTTGCACAAAGAATACAAAATTACCAGGCCAACCACCAGGTACTTGTATAACATATATCGAACTACTTGCTACTGTACTACCTGGACCCCAAGTTACAGTATAATAGTTATTATCTGTATAGTTAGCGGCAAACCAATTAGTATTACTTAAAGTCACTCCTCCGATAGCAATACCAGTTGCACCATCATCATTAATTGTAAATCCAGTAGATCCGTTAATAGTTGCAGTAGGATCTTCTAACTGATTACCGGGGATGATAGGCGGTTGCATTTGAGTATATCCAGTAACGTTATCAGTACCGGGACTCGGCCCTGGACCCGGTGGAGTTCCACCTATAGTCACACCTTGATTGATAGTCACGCTACCTGTTATTGTTATTCCACTCATTTTTTATCCTTTAAATAATTGCTGTTACTGAATTAGTAAATGTAGTAGTCGCACCAGTTAATGTAGATGTTGCTGTACTAAATGATGGGTCAGCATTACTCATTGACGGGGTAGTAGTAGACCACGCAGATAAATCAGATTGTGGTAAGCTAGATGTACTATATGTAAAACTTATTCCACTAGCAGTATAACTACCAGTAGGTGTACCATCATTTGGTACCTTAACCATCAATATTTGTTGTATATTACCACTATTACCTATATAACCACCTGCAACTAAATTATTTGAACTATCAATACTAATGGAATACAAGTTAATGTTGTAAGATGATGCACTTACTGTTCTTTGCCATTGTAAGCTACCATTGGTATCGTATTTTAATATAGAAGAAGTGTTGTTACTATGGAATCCAGTTGTATAAATGTTTCCTGAACTATCTACAGATATACCATTTAAATATGGATTTCCACCAGAATCACCTATTTGTTTCTTCCACTGTAATGTACCGGATGTATTATATTTTGATACAATACCATAGCTAGTTCCGCCGACACCGGTCAGTGCAAAGCCGCATACAAATATATTATTTGAACTATCAATTACTATACCATCATATGAGCTTTGACCGCTGGATTTAGTTAATCCAACTTGCCATTGAATTGTACCACTTGAATTATATTTAACAAGTATTCCCTGCCCCAAACTACTACTAGGAGTGATTGTGTTACCAATTATATACACATTACCTAATGAGTCAGTTGAAACCCCCACGGTGACTACATCATTACTAGAAACACTAGGAGTTAAACTTCTTTGCCATTGTAATACACCAGAACTATTGTATTTTAATATTAGTCCACGATAATATTGCGGGGAACCGCTACTTGCCAAAGATATTCCGACAACATAAAAGTCACCTGTACTTTTTACAACTGACATGCTCACACCTTGTTGAGCAAGACCTGCACTACCTAAAGTTTTTTGCCATTGTAAATTTCCATTTGTATCATATTTTGCTATTTGAACATCTGTGCCATTAATGGTACCATCACTCCTGGTAAATCCAGACACATACACATTATTAGAATTATCTACGTCTACACCTAGAAAGTTAGTGTCCCTCGGAGACGATGCACCAAGAGATCGTTGCCATTGAATCGCTCCATTAACGTTATATTTTGATATAGTAGCACTAAGCGATCCGCTATTATCAATATATCCAATTGCATACAAATTGTTTGAGCTATCATAGGCTAAACAGTTTTGACGATTCATTACTATATCACTGGTAAAGTTATTTCCAAATATGTCAATGTACCCAATACTTACCGGTAGGCCGGCTCCTAAGCCAATGCCGGCCCCTACTGTAATTCCTGCCCCTAATGATATCCCACTCATATTATTCCTTAATTATTTTAACACCAACCGTTTTTGTCAGTTAGTGGCTGATAAATTGTAAATGTTGCTGGGAACAAAAATGTTCCAGCTAAACTTGTTCCAGAAGCATTGTTGTTGTTTTGCCAGCTTGTAATACTAGGATCAATTGTTTGCAAGTCAAAGTATGCGTTAGAAGGTGTTCCATTGCCACTATAAAATCCAAGTTTTGCTAATCCACTACTAATACTACTACCAGCACCCCAAGTTACATTATAAACATAACCCTGTGAATTAGTTGGACTAATACCCAATGCTGTCAAATAGTTAGTAATAATTGTTACTATAGCCGAATCAAGGTTTTGTGCGTAATAACCTACATATAAGTCGTCCGGGCCTGTATTAGTAAACCCGTCTCTACCATTAGTACCGATTGGTGTGGTGTTTAGATATATTGCAGATCCACTACCAAGTATATCTGTGGATGTTATTGTGAACGATCCTAGTTCTTGACTGACAGTAATGCCTCCGCCTATATCTATTCCGCCTTCAATTGTAATTGACATTTTATTCCTTTTGTTTTATTTATTCTATTAACCTATACGCCAATTGCTTCCATCGCTGTAGACAGGAACAGTATTACTACCGCTACCACCCACTGTAGCACCAAAGTTACCTGAGGCTGCTAAGTTAGCATCACTGATAAATGCTCGTTGACCTGCTGTCGTGGCAGCCGGTAAATTTGCGTAAGTAGAAACTGGTGAAACTGTAGTAGAACTATTATATTGCCAGTTGGCAGTACCTGCGTGAATCGTAACGTTACCATCAGGGCCATATCCAGCATACCATGTGTATGGTGTTTGTTGATTCCAAGACTTATCAATAGTTATACCGTATGTTCCTGGACCAGCAATACCTGGTTGTACTGTTATGACGTTAGCAGTAGAGCCGTTAGCTTCAACTACAACGTTACCCACTTGAACGTCAGTAACAGCTCCTGATGTAAAGTCGCCGGCGGCAAAGATAGCAAGTGCTCCACCATAACCATATGTTGCTCCGTTACTAGTAGCAAACTGTCCAGCTGGTGCAGCCTTACCGCCACTTAGTGTTAAACTACCACTATCCTTAGCCTTGATTGTGCCTGGTACTGTTAGATTACCTAAGTTATCAAACGTCCATGTATTCGCGGTACCACCGACACTACCACCGTTATACACTTTGATGTTTGCGGCAGTAGTAGTGGCGTCAAATGTACTAAACACGTTAGGATCATTAGAGCTACTTACTGATTGTAGACTTGCTACAGGACTACCGCCAGCATCCATGGCTTGTATAGCTATAGCTGTATTATAAGTTTGAATTCGCCCAGCACCATTTTGTGGTGTAAATAATGTGTTACCAGTAAAATTCCACGTATAGTCACCACCTTGAATATTTGTTTCAATGCGATAGCTATAGTTATCAAGTGCAGTTCTTGTTAAAGGATTGTTACTGTTATCTCTAACTTCCTGACGAATTTGATTATAGTTACCACCGTCATCAACAGTAGCAATAGTTAAATTTTGATTATTCTTACCGTAAATAACTTGATCGGTAGCAAATGTCCATGTCATATTATCATTGTTTACACTAACAACTAAGTTGCCATCAGCAGTAGCTATGTTAGCCCAGCTGTTGCCATTCTCAATTTTAGTTGGCGGTGTAGTTACCGCACCACCGCCGATTGGTATCAATACATCAGTGATATCACCTTGGCTGTCTACTGGACTTAATGGTCCTACTGATTCAGTATTTGATTGAGTAAGTACGGTTGCTGATACTGCTGTTGTGCTTAGTGTGGTCCAATTGAATGTATATGATGCAATAATATATTGTTCATATATACCGTCAACATTGTCACCATCAATTGGGATATTAATTACTAAACCATTGTAAATATCTTGACCAGACAAGTAAATATAGGAACTTGCACCAATAGTTACATGAGTAGTATTACAATCTATATACTGAGCATCGTAATCATTCTCTGGATATATCTCACCGGTTGTACCAGCAAAGTAACGACTGATTTCTTTAGTCCATAATACACTACCATCAGTGCCACTAACTTTCATAACATACATCTTATAGTTGTTATCTTCATAGTTAGCAAAGATATAGTCACCGTCTGATGTAGCAGTGCCTTTAAAGTCGGCATTCCAACTCATATAATCATCAATTTTAACTTGCCAGATGATAGCACCAGTACTACTATTAAGTTTTGTTGTAATGCCATAATCACCCACACAGATGATGTTACCATCTGCCAACACATCAACACTCTGAATGGTAATTCCTAAATTACTATCAGGATCAACATACACAGCCCATTGTTGCGTACCATTGATATCATATTTCATAACAAGACCGCTACGGCTGATGCCATCAGGGAAATAACCTACTGCGTAGATGTTATCACTACTATCTACTGCTACGCTATTAAAGCGTTCATAGTCAGTACCACCTAAATTCTTACTCCAACTTGTGTTACCTAATCGTGCGATATAACCTTGATTGTTCAAGTAGAATTGGAATGTCAATGGAGTACCAATATCTGCTGACCAATCTTTACCATTGAATGCTTGGCAATAAACATCAGTGATTGGAGTACCTGCAATATTAGATACTGCGGCATTTAGATTTTGAGTATTGTTGCTGAAAATACTAGGATCAAAATCAAATGTCAAATCATTAGTAGTGTCAGCACCACCTAAATTACTACCTAATATTTTTAATGCTACAGGTGATGACCAATTATACAAATCACCTCCCCAACCATTAACACCCAGTAATTGATATTGACCTGCTTCTGTGTAAGATACCTTTAAGTAGATATATGGAGCACTATTAGTTGTTCCGTCTATACTTGCTGGTACTTCTGCGTAGTTGACACGTGCTCCATAATATCCATTTACTTGATATATGATTTGATCACCTTTTTGTAATCCACTATTGTTAAACTCACTCCAAGAAATATAAAGTTTATCAACTGTACTAGGTGCTAGTGGTGTAAATGTTTTGTCAAGAGCCGAATTGTATGAATTACCTGCAATTACATAAGATGTATTACTTCCACTATCTAACGAAAATACTGCGTCCTGTAATACTATACCATACCCAGAACCTACAATACCTGTATCATATGATGTACCAGTAGTACCATCATCAGGGTTAATCAACCACGAGAATCCTCTGTCAAAGCCGGCGGTGTTATTATAGTAATAACCTGTAGCCACAACATAATTTGTACCTGATACTGTAGTATACTCTAATGATACTATACGACTATACTGTGAGTTTGGATCATTTGGATGTAAGTTCACAGCCCATTGTTTAACACCGGCACTATTGAACTTTATGACACCGCCATAGTTTTCACTTGTGTTGTTATCATAATAACCATAACTTACATATGTGTTGCCACCTGGGTCAACTGCAACCGCTTCAGCATTTACTTCATTGTTGTCATTTGGGTGATTCATCTCAACAAAATAACCATATTGTTGTGCTGTTTGATATGCTGTAGTTTGTACTGTAGTGTCAGGGAAAACTATACCACCGGTGTTAGTAAATGTCCACGTATTACCGTTTAAGTTAACTGCTAAGTTAGCACTACTATCAAGATTTAAAACTGCTTTAGCATTACCTGCTGTGTTATTTTCATTGAGACCTACATATAACCCTTCATCATTTATGTATAATGTACTTCTATAGACATTAGCATCATTAAAATTACTAGGATCATCACTATTAGACCAATCTAATTCAGGTCCACCGTGACTACCTGAACCATATCCTAATAGTGTTGGATAACCATTGGCACTTTGAATGTGACCTTGAGCAAATGAACGAGAACCTGTTGGAATATTTATTTGTCCACTAGTATCAAAATTCCATGTATAATTGGTACTAGATGATAATGTAACATTACCGTTTGCTAAGTTGATACTACTAGCCGTAATTCCTGTTGCTGTGCCACCACTAATATAACCAGTCCAGTTAGTGCCATCTACTAATGTACTATATGTGTCATCTGTATATAAGGTGAACTGATTAGGGTCAGTCGCTTCATAGTACCATATGCCATTAGCCTCTGTTGTGCCAACAACATCAGTGATTGATACTTGTCCTCTATAAGGATCACCAAACACATTATCAGTAAGATCAACATAAACTTGTGTTGAACCTGTACTTATATTTGTAATAGCACTAGTAAATGCTAAACCGTCACTTGCGTCTATACCAGTGATACTTCCAGGAATAGTTACATTACCTGTACCGTCAAATACCCATCTCTTTTCAGTTGCGTCTTGGTTAGTAACAATGTTAACTGGTGCTGATAATCCATTAGCACCGCCACCGTCCTGAGTATAAGCACGAACTGTTATGCCACTACCGTCTTGACGAACTTCACTGTTGACACCGTTAGCATTAGCACCATAGTCCCATACTAGACCACGGTTGACACCATCGCCTGGACCAACACCTTGGAATACTACATTACCGTCAGTATCCAATACAAACGATTCATCTCCATTGACTAATTCTGAACCACCTGATCCGCCTCCAGAAACATTAAGAATCAAATCACCTTCAAATGAACTGAATGTAACATTGTCACCTGGTATAACATTTGCTTGATTAGTGACATAGAAGTATGTCCAAAACTGTACATTATTTTTAGTGCCTGGATCGCCACTTAGTGTTACACTAGTGTAATTACTACCATTATCATATTGAAAGTCATCAATCTGATAGAAAACAAAAGCAGGATCATCAACAAAACGTATATAATAATCAGTACTTAGGAATTGTGTCTGGTTACCGGGCATAAAAATCTCATTGCCACTAGTGTACTCACAAGTATAAATGTTGTACTGAGCATATGTGTTTATACCTGCTCCACCACTTACATTTTCAATCTCGCCTGCTTGAACGATTGGTGCGAATGGAATCTGTACCCAGTCACTTGGATTAAAGTTGTTGATAGCATCAGGCACATTTGTTGCCCACATGTTTTGAGTAACAGTACTTTGATAACTTGCAGGAAAACTGCCTGGCTCAGTGACTTGAATCTCAGTAATGTAACTATCACCGTCAAGGTCCTCAGCAAAATATACAGAGTTAGAATATCCACTTGGAGTTGGTCCACCGTTTAACACAGTATAGTAACCATTGTCAATGACTGTTGGTACACCAGGGAAGGTCTGTGTTTGATCTCCGGTATCATCAACTTCATTTACACTATATGTGGTTGCTTGAGTTACACCTGGAATTACAACGCCCGTTGCACCCGCTTGCATTTGAACTCCTGCTAATACTAAGCTAGGGCTTTGAATCTCAAAAGGTTTGATTGCCATTTTATTATTTTCCTTAATTAATCTGCTGATACCATTTGTGTTACTACTAATCTTACAAATACAGGGTTTATACCTGATGTTGGAGTACATGTAACGTCAATTTGATTTGTTGTGTTGTTGTATGCGGCATTGAATGTCGCTAGTGGACTATTACTTGTATAAGTCAATCCATATACACTACCAACTACACTGTTGTTTCTGTAACTACGGACAACTAACATTTCACATGATTGTGTGTCGTAATTGACACTAGTTTCTACACCTTCAACTTGAATAATCAGTTTGATTGTGTGAATATTTGAGTTGATAGAACTCAATATTACTGTTGGGCCACCTGGGTTACATGTAACATTATTAGATGTAGTTTCATACACACTGTTAGGCTTCTGGAATGAACCATCACCGTTGAATCTCCAATCAGTCTGTATTTCTAAATTTGCTGTATTATCAAATGCTGTAAGTGTTAATCCAGAGTAAACATTGTCTGTGCCCGAATAATCAATACTGATCGAACCACGCTCTATTAAGTCGTTTGTAAGTTCATCGCCGGTATAAGCACGAATCAATTGTTGCTGACTGAGAGTACCCATGTTATACCAACGCATACTTGTGGTACCGTCAGTACAATCTTGTATGTATCTGCCACCATTGAGTCCGCCTGCTCTTGCATTACCTGCGAGTGTTAAGTTACCTGTACTATCAAATAACCAAGTTTTTCCTAAACCATTGTCAATAGTAACGTTACTTGCTAGGATAGATAAAGCACTACCGACTGATACTGCATCGCCTCCGGATACATAAGCAGTCCATGATGTACCATCTACAGGAGCAGTTAAGGCTTGGTCATAATATAGTTGTAAACTATTGTCGGTAGCAGCCAAGTACCACCAAGTATTATTAGCTTCTGTCGTTCCAGTTACATTACTGATTGTAATTTGTCCGCTATACTGATCGTTGAAAACGTTATCAGTTAATGTGACTACAACAGTAGGATTGCCAGTGGTGATATTAGTAATAGTAGTAATGAAAGGTAGAACATTGCCTGCTGCCTTTATACGTCCATTCTCTGGTAGTATTAAATTACCGTTGCTGTCATAAGTCCAATGTATTTGTCCTATGCCACCATCTTGGTATGTACCAATAAGAACATTACCTGCTAAGCCTGCTTCTAGTTTTAGATACTTGTTATCATCACCAAAGTATTGGTCATATGCTTGATTGTTACCTGTATCAAAGTGAATATGACTATCAAAGTCACCTGAACGAATTTGTAGATACTTCAAGTTAGCAGTATCATCTGGACTAGCAGACAACTGTAATCCACCACTATAACCTGAAACACCTTGTAATGTAATATTGTCTACTGTCAAATTACCAAGAGCCGCACTGCCCAGTTGAACTGGACTACCGTTAGCGTAGTTGACACTAAATGTGTTGCCTGGCAATATAAAATTTCCATCAGAACCAAATGTCCAGTTATTGCTACCAGTATACATCTGAATACCACTACCAGCTGTACTATAAATTTGCACAGGTTGTGTGGCCGCATCTGCTGTACCGGGGAAAGTCATACCAACTGGACCTTCAATAGCAGGATCAATACGAATACCAGTTGCTCCACTTACGTTAGCATTAAACTCACCGATAGTCCATTGACCATCTAGCCATGCACCTATGTTACCCATACCGTAACGTTGCTGATTAATAGGCCAACCTTGTCCGCTGTTGTCAGGGAAATACAATGTACCATTGTCACCGAACGTCCAAGTATGTGAACTATTAGCTGTGATAGTTATATTACCATCACTAACTGGAATGTTGAACTGACTTGTACCATTATATAATGGTAGACTTGCGTTACCACCGCCACCTGCTGGTATCCAAGAACCATCACCAGCCAATACATTAGCAACATTACCGTCTAAATTAATAGCCGCGATATTACCAAATATGGCCGTACCGTTTGCATAGTTGATGCTTGGGTTAGCAATATCTGGTAATGTTAAATTACCTGTAGTGTCAAACTGCCATTGATAATTATCGCCGGCGTTGTTAACAATGCCAACATAAGCACCGTCTGCGTTTGCTGTAAAGCGAGAATTTATGTTAGCGTTACCGTAGTTTTCCCAACCAAGGCTAATTGATGACCCGGGTGCATTAAAACTTTTTATTTGAGTATCACCCGCTGGCACTCGTAAGTTACCAGTATTATCAAAGGACCATGTATACGCCGCGTTGGCTTGTATCTTGAATTGGTAGGTGTCTGTATAGAAACCAGTTCCAGTATTGTCAACGAGATTAATAATCTCTACAGTAGGCGAATCTAAAGTAAACTCATTAGGATTACCTGTTAGTTTAGCATTACTGCCAAATGTTGTTGAGCCGTCTTCACCGAATGTCCATTGTTTGAATTGACCGAGAGCACCGGTAGCTATATACGCTCCATCGTCATCAACCCATACATAGTTGTCACCGTTGTTACTAGCTAGTTCAGCCCAACCACCCGGGCCTGCTACTAAATCAACACTTGTTCCGGTAGTAGTTATTTTTGCTCCGCTAGGTAATGTTAAGAAACCAGTAGTTCCAAATATCCAATCGTTACCATTTGAAGTTAATTTAATCGCACCATCTGAGTTTAGTGTTGATGGGTATGTTGGTGGTATTGAGAACGAAGGGTTCGCAGTCCAGCCAGCACCGCCGGGTAACACAACATTATTCAATGTTATTGTTAAAATATATCCAGGTATGTTATGATCTGCTTCTGTGAATGTAAATGCATCACCACTGGTGTATCCAGGGTTATCTAGTATTGGGAATATGTTGTTTGAAATTGTTTCAACTAAACCATTTGGATCTACTTGGAATTGAATATCAAACTGCCACGGAGTACCAGTTAATGTAATAGGACTAGTTGAATGTTGAGAGTTTAGAACCGCAGTAAAAGCTCTAGGTAGTAAAGTAGTTGTATTGATGGTGCCAGAGTTATCAAATGTCCATTGACCGGTAAATCCAGTATCGTTAACACCTGTTTGAATCAATACATTACCATATGTGTTGTTTACTTGTAAATTGCCGCCACCGTTTGCGGGTACTAATATTGCCGCAGTAGCATCATGTGACAAGTCAGCGTTTTCTATGATAACACCACCCAAGTTGTACATTGCGTTACCGACAAAACTTAGATCACCTGTGTTGCCACTGCCACCGGTTTGTGGAGCCCAAGACAATGCTCCTACACCGTTAGTTTGCAATACATATCCATCTGAACCGCCACCAATACTAAGAGTAGATACATCACCTAAATCTACATTACCTGATACAGTAAGTTCTGTTAATGTACCGACACTGGTAATATTAGGCTGTGCGGCATTAGCTACTGAATATGCTAGATTAGCTAATGCGGCTGGTTTCCATGTTGTGCCAGCACCTTGTAATATTACATTACCTAGATTGCCTAGATTAGTCTTTTGAGTAGTCGGTACACCTGACATGTTAACGACAGGAAGTACTGTAGTCGTAGCTAAGTTTGCTCCAATGTCAACTAGTTGTGTTATTTTTATTTGTGTTGTCATTTCTTTATCCTAAATTCTTATGCCATAGTGATTGTTAGCCACGATGTACCGTTGTAGCATTTTAACGTATTTGAGCCACTATCGTAATATACCATACCCGCTGTAGGACTGCTTGGTGCAGTCCCTGGTGTCAATTTCAAAAACGTACCGACAGTAGTTGAACCAGTCGTAGTAACGTTAGCTGGTAAATCAACTGTGATTGTTCCTGATGTTGTAATTGGACTGCCTGTAATAACGAGAGCATTACTTGCTACTGTTACGGCTGTAACTGTACCACCTGTAGTGGTTGTAGAGATAGTGACAGCACCGTTGCTACCACTCAATGAGATACCTGTACCAGCACTTAGTCGTGTAACACCTGTGTTAACGATATTAATAGTACCAGATGTTGTAATTGGACTGCCTGTAACTTGTATACCGGCTCCTGGACTTACTGCGACACTTGTAACTGTACCAACACTCGTACCATTAGCGATATTAAGTACACGACCATATTGGTCAATTGTTACAGTTGGATTATCGTATGTGCCTGCAGGTGTAGGACTGATTGCTTGTAAGTTCACAATCATAGACCCTGCATCAGTAATAGGGCTATTACTTACAGTTAATGTACTAGAAGTTACCCCCACGCTAGTAACACTTCCGCCACCGTTTCCACCACCAGTGTTAGTAATTGTTACATTACCATTACTAGAATCAAGTGAAATGCCCGGCCCTGCAATTAAACTAGTAACACCCGTGTTATCTATGTTTACTGTACCTGCAGTGGAATTACTGGTAATAGTTACGCCATTACCAGTAAATGTAGTGAATGGGCTTGCACACGCAAAAAGCTGGTTGAAGTTGTCTTTGGTTTTATTGAAGGCTGTGTATAATGAATCTGACCCTACTGATTCATTTGGTTCGCCAATGTTGATTGTTTGTCCGCCGGAAATAGCCATTTTTAAGTCCTTATTCTGTATTTATCAGAAAAGGACTAAAGGCTACATCGTCAGAATGGACTAAATGAGCTGCCGCAACCGCAAGTTGTTTGTGCGTTAGGGTTATTAATCTTGAACCTTGCCCCGGTCAAGTCTTCTACATAGTCAATTTCAGCACTTTCTAAGTACTGCATACTCATACTATCTACTAAAACTGTAGCTGATCCAGCTGGAACTTCCCAATCATCTTCGTTCTTCTCGTCATCGAAAGTGAAGCCATATTCCATTCCTGAACAGCCACCTCCTTGAACGAAAACTCGTACTCTGGTATGTTCTGTTTGTCCCTCGTCTTTTAATAATTCAGTCATTCTTAATGATGCTGATTCTGTAATTTTTAAGTTCATATTTGCTCCGTATACAATTTTTTATATTTTTCTTCTAGCTTTTCTGCTAGTTTCTCATTAGAGATTATGCCATTATGCCCATCTCTTGCTAGGTCATGTTTATCAAATGAAACAAATTTTGGATCATCACGAAATTTGTATAGCTGTGAAGAATATGTAGGATATGTTGAATGTGATACATGTAACATAGGTACTTTGTAAGAATCTAATTGTATTCTAGCAAGTGCCTCAATTGTTTTAAAGTAATGTATCCCTTCACCTACTGCTAATAATCTTAATTCATCATCAACATCTGACCATGATCCGTTGTTCAACATACTCATGCCCTCAACACCAGTTTCATAAGGGTCAAATTCAAACCTACAAAAACGAGTATGTACTGGCCATTGTACTACTAATAATTTGGGCTTCTTGTATGTATTTAACCATATTGTTAAATTATGCATCATAATGTCAATACCAGTACCGCCCATACCTAAATTATAATAGTCGCAGTTTAAGCGGTTTGCAAGATAATGACTATATGTATGTTCTAATTCTAAACCTACGCCTTCTGTATGACTGCATCCTGTAGTTAATATATAATTGTCAAAGTCTATTTCAGATACATCTTTGCATCTGTGACCCAATGAATTTCTTTTGTAGGTAATTGCGGCAGAACGATAATACCAATCTTTATCTTCTGTCTTTAATTTTTCTTGGTGTTGTTCAATACTATCACTGCCGGAATACTTCAAATCCCGAAAGTCAGTTTTATAACCAATAAGGTTGTTGTATAAACCTAACATTATCTACGTCTAGTGATGCGTCCTTTACTCAGATCGTAGGGACTGAACTCGACTTCTACTGTGTCACCTAGTAGAATTTTAATGTCGTGTTGTCGCATTTTGCCTGAGATATGCCCAACGACCATTCTGTCGCCTGGCATCTTAACCCTGAACATTGCGTTAGGTAGAACTTCGGTTACAATACCGTCTACCTTAATACCTTCTTCTTTAGCCATGTGTTTTTATTTACACTCCTTTTTTATAATCTTGGGCTTTTAGTTTGACCCACATAAATTCTTTCATCTTTGTTTCATCTTTAGTGACATATTTAGATTCACCATACGCCCAATAACGATCTTTAGTAATCTTTATACCGCCTTTAGGACCTACACGCCAAACTTTGTCGCTTGCCATTACCATTCTACTATTTCTATGGTATGTGCTATTTGATATAAATCTATATGTACCCGCACTAATATCAAGGTGTGGGCGGTCGTTAGACACTACACAATAGAAAGTGTATTCTTTATTAGCCACGCCGCATCCTTGAAATTTCTACTGCTTGCTCGTCGGAGAAGATAGGTACCGCATTGCTTTTGTGCATCGTACCTATACCAAGAATCTTGTTACCTGTATAGACTTTGTGAACAGGTGCAGTTGAACCACCCTCAGTTACACGGCTAGGGATGTTGTTTGATGTAGAACGACCTGGTGGTGCGGATAATGTATATGACAGTGGCTCAGCGGCTAATGCACGTTTGCGTTTTTTGTCCTCAGCGTCAACTCCCCACTTAGCCTGTAGTTCTTTCCACTCGGCATCAAGTTGACGGGCTTTTTGTGCCTCTGCACTATTGCGAAACTTAACTTTACCCTTGCGTTTACCGCCCATTGATAATGAGGGATGTGCTAGATGCATGGTCATGATGTATGTGTCATAGTTGTTAAAACAGTTTCTATTATACAGGATGTTGGATTAATTGTCAAGTATTACTAAAGTATTACTTTTTAAGTATACTCCACATAGCTTCTTTTTCTTTGATTTCGGCTTCTAATTCTAAGTAAGCATTACGTAAGGCACGTAGATTTTCCCATTTTTCTTCTAATTCTTCATTGGGTCTGAGAATGGCTAATCGTTCTTCGATGCTTTCTAATGTATCATTCAAGTTTTTACCCTTGATAGTTACTTCACCGTCAAACTCAGCATCACCTTTAACTTGAATTGAAGCACCCTTAAGGTTTGGATCAGTAGTAACTGTGCCCCAAGTTGTAGTCGTGCCATTCAAATTGCCCCAATATAAACCACCTGTACCGTTTGTTGTGTATACTTGTCCCGAAGATCCTGGTGCAGTGACCGTTGACATGTTGCTTGTGTTAATCGAATAGGTCATAGTTTCTTAACAATTACTTTGCCCTGATCGTCAATTTGAAAATCAAGTTCGTCCCCTTGTTTCCAACCCATTTCTGCTAATAGTTGAGGGGGTAACGGAATCAACAAGTCACCAGTCTCGGGGTCTTCCTGAGTGATTACTTCATAACGTTGATATTGTTGTGCTGGATTCTGTTTAGGCATATATTACTTATCTTTTTAGATAAGGACTGTAAATCTTTTCTAATTTACTAATTGTGTCACTAGCCGCACTTGGTACTTCTGATTCATCTTCGTGTTTAACTGGGATGCCACCTGCGTTAGTCCACTTATCAATGTATGGACCAAAGTCATCAACTAACACATTTGCTACGCCATCGGTTACAGCATACTTTTGCTTTTGGCTGGTAAAGATAGCATTATTACTAGAGCCGGGATGATAATCATCTAACCAATCTTTTTTGGCTTGTTTGCTTACATCACTGTATGGACCGCGTAGTGGAGCACTTAATACAGTATATGGGATGTTGTTGTCTTGTGCCCACTTAACAATTTTCATACCACCTTTGAGTGGTCGCAAATCACGGAAGAAACTGTAAACGTTCTCGGGTGTGCTATTTGCTAATTGTTCAATTTCATTTTCTTTATTGTCTATAGCTTTCCAGTGACTGACATTATGCCTGTCTGCCCATGCACCAAAGAAGTCAGCCTGGACCCCATCCATATCCAAATATAAATGAGGCATTTTATTTTCTAAATCGTCTATTTTCATACAAACATTTTACTTGATTATTTGGGCGATGTCAACGTTATCTGGTTGCCATAGTTATCTTACAAAAGCAGTAAACCCACCCAACATAATAGGAACACCTATTGCCATCGTACTGACACCTATTAGTACACGGTCAATCATATCAGCATGTGCTTTTGCAATTATTTCTCTACGTTTCTTTTCAGCAGCCGCACGTTCTTTGTACATGCGAATTCTTTCTCGCATCATTTCATCCCAAACATCTCTGTTACCCGACCAAATTAATATGTCTTTGAGTTGTTTTTCTGCTTCTCTGAGGGCTTTACTTTGCATAGCAATCTGTAGTGATTGTGCCCTAATTTGTCCATCTGATAACATGGATTTTTCAATCTTAGCCTGTAATTCAGCACTTCCAGAATGAACAGTATCACAGTTAATAAAGAAACTACTGAATTGCTTATATAGGCTGTTTACATCTTTCCCCAACGCAACGGCCTGCTTAATGTAACCGACTGTTTTTTGTGCGGTCGCAAAAGCAATGCCGATGGTTATTGGGTCAATCATTTATTTGCTAATGGATTGTCAATAGCTTTTTGAATTTTGCTATCAACTTCTTTTTTCAATGTAACAACTTCACGTTCGATTTCTCTACGTGCATCTGCCATTTCCCTACGAATAGTGTTAGCTTCATTGCGTGCCTTTTCTAAATCTTCACGTACAGCTTTACGCATATCACGCATTTCGGATTCAGTTTCACGTTGGGCTTGCTTAACACTACGCTCAACTTGCTCTGTAACACTCTCGTTACGGCGTAAGTCGTTCTTCAAGTCAACCTTGATATCACGTGTGTAATCACTGGTCTTTTGACTGTTTTCTTCAATAACTGCTAGTCGCTTATCAAAGCCACTTAGGTCTGGAGCACTGTATTCAGCAATCTTTTTCTTCATGCTTTGATAATCTTTGTAGACTTCAAAACAACCATATAATCCACCTAGTGTAGAACTTACGATTGTGAATGCTACCATTAGTTTAGCAGGCGTAAACTCATACCCACCAATACTGATAACAGTATCTTTGCTAGCATATTTTTTCATCGCCGCTTCTGCTTCGTCAATCTTTGCGTTAACGTCTTTAATTTCTTCTGACATATTCACTCCTTAAAA